ATATTTCTTGCTACGAACCATGCACATGACGGTGTTCTCCCTTGGCATCAAATACATCATATTTTCTGCGAAGCTGTAAAGACAATCCACTGTTTGGCTCACTAGCATTTGAGATGTCTCCAATTTGCATAGAAGCATCTGCAAACTCTGGCAAGCGATTTACCATCGCAAGAGAGCCTTCATATCCTGCAAGAACCTTTTCTCCTCCAGTAAGACCTGCTAATCCATTGTAAGTGTAAATGGCAAAGCCACCAAGTTGCTGATCGACTAAAGCACGATTGATGCCTGGTTTTACATCATAGGTAGCATTGCTAATTGTGGTAAGCGTTTTAAGCAGTTGATAATAAACAGAATGATCAAGCACCATCCAGCGTCCGCTTTTAGGCATATTAAGATCATCCATGTGCTTTGCTACATCAAAAATGTCATCAACATCAAAAGATGCTAAAGGAATTTGAGTACTATTAATTACTTGATCTTCAGCAAATGCAGTCTCCAGCAAATCTTCTGTTACTTTTTGTGCAAGAGCATGGGCGGCATACTTTGCTGATTCAGCAACATAAGCTACTTGCGATTGCTCTCTTTCTAAGTCGGTTAGGTGGAACTTAATGTATTTATGTTGATCTAAAGTAATAGTTACCGCATCAGCATCTTGATCTTCATTTCCATCATTATAGCTATGCGTATTAGCATTGGTCGCTTCATTCCAGTCAACTACATCGCTTTTGTTACGTGTTGAAAAGATGCGGGTTTGTAGCGATTGATTAAATCGCATAGCCTGTCCGCCAAAATCTCTATGAATCGAGCCTAAGATGCCAAGGTCTTTAGTAAAGGTGTCTAATGCCTCTTGAAGGATTACATCAACCGTAAGGTTGCCATTAGGATATTTATTGGTGATTGAGCTTAGATTAGCCATTATAAGTTACCTCCAAGGATTTTCTCTTTATGTTCTCTGTAATATTTTGTTTTAGCAATTGGGTCGCTGATAGATTGAAATTCTGCAACATAATCTACTCCGCTACCTTCAGCAGTTAAAGATACAGGGCTCACGCCAATTTCTTGCAGTTCTTCAATAACTTTTACTTCAACTTTGGCTTCTTCTTCAGTGAGTTTTTCGACTTGAGTCTGCAACTCTGAGTTAGAAGCTTCTAATTGCTCGTTTTCTTCCGAGAGCAATTTACATTCAGAAGTAAGTTCGTCGATTCTCGACTCATATTCTTTATTTCTTTGCTCAAGAAGTGAAATTTCGCTACGCAAGCCTTCAAGTTGCTCTGCATGTACAGTAGCTTCTTCTTCTAGTGCTTCCGCTTTCTCTATTATATTTTTAACATCTGTCATTGGTATTGCCTTTTTGTCTCCATTACTTTTCGAATATTAATAAATTTATCGCATCTTCATAATTCCCAACTAAGTCCACAAGCCCCACTCCCTTCGATTTAATTCCAAGGAAGACTTGTCCTTGCATTGCACTTTCTTTGATTGATGGTCTTGCTTCTTTAACCGAGTTAGAAAATTCTTTATAAATGTCTTGAACCATTTCTTGCAAGTTCTCTTTTTGTTCATTGGTTAGTGATGTTCCCTCAAAACCTGCACCTTTATAAGTAGCTTCTTTATTTTTTATTAATTCAACATGTACGCCTTGAGATTTGTAATATTCACTATTATCGATAACTGGCAAGTATACGCCTATAGAGCCTATTTTTGCACTTTTTGATGCTATAACTGCCCTAGCATGGCAACCAATCCAAAATGCGGCACTTGCCATCATTCCTTCGCATACCGCATATACAGGTTTTTGTTTATTTGCTTGGGCAACTAATTCAGCAGTTTCTTGCACGCCTGTGACTGAGCCTCCCCCCGAATCTACATCTAATAGAATATGCGTTATATTAGGGTCTTCTATTGCCATGTGCAGTTGTTCTTGAACGACCATAGTATCGCAAATGCCAAAAAATTTTGCTACTGCGGGATCTACATTTCGCATAATAGTCCCCTTTATTGGTATTATAGCTATACCGCCATCTTGATATGCGTCATCCTCATCGCCTTTATATTGATCTTTTATTTGGGCGTATGTGGTAATATCTAATGCATTAATTTGCTCATGTAATTGGAAAAAACATTCTTGTGTGATTAGCCAAGGATTATTCGCTAATGTCTGCTTGATTTGTGCTATCTCTTTCATTTACTTCATTATTGGTGGTAATTTCAAATTCGCCTTTTAGTAAAATTTGTAAAATTTGTTCTTTGGGCAAACCCGTCTCTTTGCTAATTAGTTCTGCCTTTTCTACAATATATTTGATCTCTTTGGCTTTTTGCTCGCATTCAGATTGCCAATCAAGTCCTCTTTTACCGTAGTGTTCGCGTAAACTCATTAAGCCCGCCTTAACATCTTCCCTTTCTTGGCTCATTTCCCTTCCTGCATCAATAGTTATGTGAGCAGGTGACTGTATTTTACATTTATACCAATCTTCTGTAGCAGATATTTTCCCTGCGGTAATTGCATCTGATAGTACCATTGCCCAAGTCTTTCTTACTAAACCATTAAAAACCCTACGCCTTTCCTCAAATCTTCTCTGTGCCTTGCCCATGATAAACCTTTGTGCGGGGCCAGTGATGCCTTGCGGATGCCACAAAAACTCGTATGGCAAACCTATACCAATAGAGAACTCACGAATAAGAAATTCTAAAAAGCCTTGAAAACTTGAACTTTGCTTATCTGGCGTAAATGGCGTAAGCTTTTCGCCCTTTTTTAATACTGGAATAGAGCCACTTTGTACATCACTAACAGTTAATCTTGTAGCATCATGCTCTATATCTTTTAAGTTCCATGCATCTGGATCAGCTTCGCCTGTTTCACTTTCCAAAACCATTGCGATAGTGCTTAAGTTCTTTACGCCAGCCTTTTCAAAATCTAATATTTCTTTTATGTCGCGTACATGATTGATTGCATGTTTGATTGCGGGCATACCTCTGTATTGATCTGCTCTGTCTGGGTCAACTAGCCAAATCATGGCAGATGCGGGGATTGCTCTCGCCTTAGTTATTTTTGGGTAAAACTCACCATATATAGATTCGTCTGCAACTAAATAGCTAACTGGCATTCCGTATTTATCAGTCTTAATTCCGTCTACATAATTCTTTTCTTGTTCTATGAAGTCTCCAACTCTGTGTGCTTCTATTATTTGTAGTTTAAGACCATTTTTGCGAACGAACATAACGCCCACATCGCCATCTCTGTCGATGGCTATAGAGCATAATCTTTGTATTTCGTTAAATCCATATCGATTAGCTACATCGGCGGTTTGTGCCCATTCATCAAATATTTTCTCTGCTTCTATATTCCAGTAAGGATCACTAGATATTGCTTGTGGCGTTAACGGAAACGAGTATCTTGCTAAATCATTGATCGCCCCTCTAACTAATCCGTCATTATCATACAAATAGCGAGACATGCTTGCCATCTCTTTTCTGTGCCAAGTGTGGTTAGACCTCGCAGACTTAAAAGCATAAGGTATGCGTTTCCGCTCCCTATTATATTGCAATCCATCCCAGTATTTTGGGTGATAAGCAACAGGCTGTTTATTTGAAGAGATGCTTCGTTTTTTAAATAATTTATCCAATAAGCTCATTTTTCACTTTCACTACGCCCCATTCAGAATAAATGCTTAATGGTAAGCCTTTTTCTTTTTGTGAGTCATGTACTACCCCAGAGTAGTCAAATATATGCCATTTACCTCCACATCCGCACCCTTTTGCGATCTGCGTTTGGTAATCTTTATCATAATAATAGCCCCTCGTTTTTGTAATAGTTGACCATTCATACTTATAGTAAAATGTATCATCATTTACGCTGTATCCATATATAGGTGCTAGACCAGTTACTGTTACCTTGTCTACTATATTTATAACTCTGTGCCCCATTACTCTATCGCCTTTATTGTTATATGCCTCATAGTGTATTTTTTGTTTTCCTATTTGAGTCATATCAGGCGTTGTAACGCGATTAGCAACAAGAGTGCCTTCTACAGGATCAAAGGCAACTGCCCCTGCCTCTACATATTCTTGCTCTGGCAGATAATTTATGATGCCAGCATTTGGCTTCAGTGACATCCTTACCAAATATTTATTATAATTTGGTATAATTCTTTTAACGGCTTTCCCGTATGCATCTGGGTCTGCCTTTTTTAAAGCAAAATTTATTTCCCTTAATTCATGTGTTAATTCTTCGTAGTTATAAAGTTGCTTCTTGCCTTTATTTCCACCCATGTCGACTTCCACAAACTGCACACCTGTGCGTGCTTTTTGTAGTGCCGACAGCACATCCTGCTTAATTTTTTCTAAATCTTCAAGCGGTAAACCTACGTAATGTCCTAGAATGTTCATTCTATAGTTGCATTAATGTCTTCACTTGAAGATATAATTGCGTGCGTAAGCTTACTAGCTAATGACGCAACAAGTATCATTAATTCGCAATCAAATAAGTGGTTGTCTTTACGCACAGGCACCCATTCATACTTTGTTCTGCCTTTAATATCTGTTATCATCATTCTCTTTTCTGCGGTAACTTGCTGATAATAATTAGTGCAAATATCATTAGGCAATGTCCAACTGCCAACTAAGCCTTGCATAAGTTCTGCTAAGGCATCTTTTGTTCCATCATTAGACCATAAAAATAGTCTTATTTGTTTATAGTAGCCTTGTTCTTTAGTGCCTATTCCAACTTCAGCTTTTGTCCATGTCCATAGTTGTGAAGCAATTTTGCCTGTTTTTTGATTACGGTGCCTATATGTAGAAACGCTCGTCCCTTTCATTGGCTTCCAATTATGCATCTGGCAGAACTTATAAACGCTTTGTGTGTCATAACCAGAGTCCATTAAGCAATTTTCGCTAGGTACTTTGTAGTCTTCGGCAATTGCAAGCAATTCGTCCTCCGAATCAGCTTTGCCGTAACCTATGAGTCTGCTTTCTGCACCATTTTCGCTAAACGCTCTAACGACGTACCAAAAATGTATGCCCCCTTTTGCTTGTTTGTCTGCGGATAAGAATCTCGTGTATTCTTTATCCCAATGATCGTCTAGTTGGTAATCACGCACTTGCTGTTTTAAGAATGAATAATCTTCAAAGTCGCCAAGTCTGTCCTCCCAAGGTTCTCCTAATGATTCGTTTATAAAATCCTTTAATGGCGACACATCACCATTTAATGTCGATTGCTTGGCTATAAGAAATTCTTCCACCAAGTCGCGCCACTTAACCCAAGGAGGAAGCAATGCGTTCCAGTGAAACGACTTGCGATTTTTTGGTGCATTAGGATTTAGAGACACATAGCTACCATTATTTATAAAATGCCTTCTGTCTGCTGGCTCATCTTTATATACTTCACCGCAGTCACATTCTAAACGTATTGTTGGTGCGAGCTTATCAAAATTCCATCCTTTAGAGTTTTTAGTCTCTTCGTTTTCGTCCCATTTTATGTACTGCCAATTCATTGGAAACAACGCTTCGCAAGCTCTGCATCTATGATGCCATACTTGCT